TGGCGTATAGCAGAATAGCTTAACCGAGCTATCGGAGCCGCTATGTCAAAGCCAACCTATGACGAATTAGTCTTAGCACTTGAAGCCGCTACTTATGCGTTGAATGAACTGACAGACATTATCGAGAAGCGCCGTAAGTTGTGGCTCTGGCGCTACGACATTCCAATGAACGAAGAATTCTATCGGAACACGAAGATAGTAACTGACACTGTGCACCGACTGATAGAATCAGTTGAGCAAGTAGTTAAGCGCCATGACGATGGAGTTGACATTTGGACAGTAATGAAGCCGGAACATTAAAGTGGCCACTCGCAACAGATGTGGTTATGAAGAACATGGCCGTTTACCTAGAAGACGGCGGCATTCTCCTATTGCAGCGGAACGAAAAAGGGGAATGGGTAGACGAAGAGGGAAAGATCTATCACGTCAAACTAGGTTAAAACAATTACGACCTATCTACATTGTCCTGGTTCATGTGGTATTCCTTTTCGCATTGGCATCGTGTGGAGAGTCTAACGGAGAGAGGTTTAGACGCTTTGCTGCCAATTGTTTGCTAGTGGGATTTAGTCAGCAGCAATGTTTGTTTCTGTATGCTATGCAGCAAGACGCCAGCAGTTCATTGGATACAACAAGTTTTCTAACTGGCATGGCTGTAGGCATAGGCGCTGGCATGAGTGGAAGCAGTGGAAGCAAGGGGCGCTGAGACATGCAGCGGGACAAGCCGGAAGCAGGCTATGGAACATGGGTGGCTGGCGGGGCTGGGACGGCAGGAGCAGGCGCAATACGCCAGGCGCATTGTCAGCATCCACAAACCTGCAACTACCCTGACTGTTCCTGCACTTATCTACAGCCCATGAATCCACAGTTCTACAGCACGCTAAACACGGTTTATAAGAAATCAACGCTAGGGCAGCCAGGCGGGGCCACAGGGGCCGACAGCTTCAGCCGCTATGTCGGTGCCAGCCAAGCCGCTAAAGCCGCTCCTGGCGCAACCTCGGCCCTGCGCGGGGCATATGGCTGGCTGGCTGGCAAGGTCAGGCGTGTTTTCTGGTGGGCATTCCCAGTCAAATGAATAGTCACAGAGTCGTTGTAAACACAACTGATGGACAGACCGCCGCTGTTTTCCAGGGGAGCGAGAACATGTGTGCGGATGCTGTCAGACAACTACCCGGTAAGCCATTGCTTGATAGCACCGGCAAAGAGGTAGGAACCATCGAGAAGGCATGGGTGGAGGAGAACATCACGGAGTAACGCTTGGGTCTACAGTGCATGGGGATGCATTGTAGATAGGTAGATATGCTGGACGATCTGTTGCTGAACTGCGGTATAGCATTGCTGCAGATAGCCATCGTCATAATGAGCCGTTACATGCTTTAGCAAAATTTTGCGCAAGCTCACAGCGCCAGGCGAAAAAATTTGCTATTGTATCCATGAGAGCTATGTGCTGCGCTGTAGACAAGCAAGCATCGTTACAGCCAGGTTAATTTAAGGGCTATTGACGCTAACCCACAGAGTTCATGGTCAAACATACGTTTCGTAATTGGACACAGGTGCAAACTGCCGGGAAATGCCCCGGGGCCATTTTGAATAATGCAGGTTTGCAACGTGTTAGTTACTGGCCAGTATCGGGAGCTAGTCAATGGCGCAGGAAGGCGATATCGCGGCGGCATACATAGCAGGCCGCAAAGCGGCGGAAGACAACAAGCCGCTTGACGATAACCCATACTATCATGCTACCGAGGAATGGGATGCGCACAGGTCTGGTTGGCTAGATAGAACTAACCAGTTAAAGAAGCTACGACCTGACGATTGCAATGACCAGCCAGAGCTGGGAGATGATGGAATAGATTTAGATCCATCAGATAGGATTTAGCATGTATCGACGTGGATTGCTTGGAACACTGCTAGCCGCACCCGCCATTATTCTCACTCCCGGCCTACTGATGCCAATTAAGCCTGTGTCGAAGTTCATAGTAACACCCGCCGCAATCAACGCGCGTAATCTTGCATATTATAATCTAGTACGTGTTGAATTAGACAATGGCTTTTCGTGTACGCGCTTCAAGTGGCAGAGATCAGCATTAGGCTGAACTCATGCCTCAGCCATAAAAAGTGGCAACTTCAGTGTAAGAAATTCGAGCCAACCTATGGAAACTTCGGGTTAAGCCGCCTATAAGGAAACCCAATGATGACTATATCCGAAGACGTAAAGGAAGTAGCCATTAAAGTTACCAGTTCTCTTCCGCCGGCATTTATCGCTTTACTATGCATCAATTTGATTTTCATTCTCGGCTTGCTGTGGTTTATGCATGATCTAGCGGTTACTCGCATTGAGGCAGTAACGAAGCTATTCTCTGTCTGCACATCGGCATTGCTGCCTAAGTGAATAAGCTATTCTCGCGAATAACCCAATTCGTATCATGGCAATGTGGTCATGCTAGTACATTCATCATTGCTGTAGTCATAGTTATCGTATGGGCAGCGACAGGACCAATCTTTAACTATTCGGACACGTGGCAACTGATAATCAATACCGGAACGACAGTCATAACGTTCCTCATGGTGTTCATCATCCAAAGTTCGCAGAACAGGGATACTGCCGCTGTCCAGCTAAAGCTTGACGAACTTATCCGCGCTAATGTCAATGCACGGAATACAATGCTGGGTATTGAGGATCTCTCTGAAGAAGATCTCCGCCGTATAAAAAAGGCGTTGGAAGGTCTGAGGTGAGAGATGATTGTCCTGGTTGTTGGCAATGATGACGGTGACATTCTTGGTCGTAAAGAGCTAACGAATACACGATGGCGCATAACTGGAGATATGCTCGTTAATCAAGCCGAGATCATTGTGCCAATCGACGCTGGTGGTGTTGTTACACGGATTGGTATGATTGATGCAGACGGCTATCTCTATAACGCAATCGGCTCTTTTTACGACGATGCTAGGCATTCAGTAGGTGTTCGCGACACCTTGAGCATGCGCGCTGGCCAATTGCATTGGCTTCCATCGAAGGTGGGCAAGCTCAAACGAGACAAGCTTACTAATCAGCTACGACTGACGCAAGACTACAGTACATATGTCGAAGTAGTCAAGCCCAATGATAGTTAGAATCAAATCAAGGAGTGACGATGTTTGGATTAGAATGGAAGGACAGTACTGGTCTCTCGTAGAGGCAGAAGAGCGTGCTACACCATTCATCCATGAAAGACAAGCCAATTTTGTTTTCCGTGGCATGCCGCAAGACATCAAAGACGAGTTTGCGCTCGTAGTGGAAAAGGATAGGTAATGTCGGGGAATATCAAAGTCACGGCGCAGAGCGACGGCACATATACCGGCTCGATCACGCTGACGATAGATGGCAATGAGTATAGTGGCGACTTCATACTGAAGTCAACGACACCGCCACCTAATACCAACGTTCCCAATGCACCAACACTGTCGGTAGGCAGCCCAACGCAAACGTCCATACCCGTTTCAGTTGCTCCAGCCAGTCAGGGGCCAGCGCTAGATCAAGGCAACTTTCGCGTCAACTACAAGAAGCATGGCACGTCGACTTGGTCGAACGCATACAAGATTCCGTACTGTACACGTGGTAAGGGAACGGTTACGGATACGAAGAATAATAAATGGTCGTTGAACGCTACTGGCAATCCAGTCGTCAACGGCAATACTGATACCGTTTCCCATGCAACAATGCTGTTGTGTGTTCAAGCGACGGTATGGCAAGTAGATACAGCTAACGAATGGTATAGCCTCACACCGACTGGCGCTATCACGAACGGCAATCTGTCTTGGCAGGGGCCGACCACATCGCCGCTAACCAATCTGCAGATCAGCGGGCTGACAGCATCGACCGCTTACGATCTACAGGCTACCGTATCCAATGCCGCTGGTAACAGCCAACCTACTTCTGCCGCAGCAACAACAGCCGCGCAATCAGGTGGTGGTACTGGTGGAACAGGACCGGCTGCATCTAGCCAATTCATTACTGTTGCCTGTGACCAGCCGTTCAATTATCCAAAAGGGTCGGGTCAGCAGTACGTTAGTCAACGCATGTATGGCGTTGGTACAGGCGGCGCTGGCGATGGCAACTTTGCCATCTTTAACGATGCTACGTTCCGTCAGTTGGCTGGTCAGGTCAATCCAGGGCTTTGGATGTTCAAAGACTCTGGGTGGAGGCCGTGGAACAACGACCTGTCTATCAATCCAGCAGTCATGGCACCGCTCGTTAATAACTTCTGCGATGTCGATCCGCTCGGTATTTCCGGTGTCATGTTCTCAATCAATTGGGACATGGTTCCGGGTGGCAATGGCAATCCAGGCCAATACGCCAAGGGCATGGAATCATTTGCGCGTTATCTGAAAGGCGCGAAGATGAAGAATGGTAAGCCATTCCCACTCGTTGGTTTGATTGGTCATGACGAGCCGAACGGTAGTCAAAGCGAAGACGGCGTTGCGGCTTATTATAACGCTTTCGCTCCACTCGTCAAAGCTGTCAGTCAAGACATCCTGATTGCCGGTCCACAAACCGACTACATCACCTGGACAGACTTCAAGAACAGGGTGCCACTGCTAGACGTGTTGTCGTACAACTATTTCGCTGGCGGCGGCTCACGTCCACTCGATGACATGTCGTGGGTCACCAACAACGCTTGGGCTTCAATTGCGCAAGCTGCCGCAGCAGCGCCCGGCAATCTAGTAGCAACCATGATGGGTGGTTATGGCTTGGATTGGAATTGTGCCTCACCTGCCGACAATTCATACCCAGGCGCATTGTTTGCTGCCGTCGGCTTTATCGACAGTTTGAATGCTGCCAAAGTCCCATTCTGGCCATGCAAATGGGATGCTTTCGCTGATGGCACATGTGGAACATTCACTGGGCCAGGACAGGCTGGGCAGTACTACGGCGTGACAGATAAGATCCAGATTACACCAAAGGGTTACTTCCTAGGCGAAGGTGTCAAGAAAGTCTACGGCCCACGTCTGCAAGTATCAACGAACACCAGTGGTATGAAGGTGCTCGCTGTATCGCCAGCCAGTGGGCGCATTGGTGTGATGGTTATAAATACCGATTCCACCAGCAAGAGCGGTACGATTGCTATGTCTAAGTGGCCGGTCAATTCATCTGGCGATGACAGCGCAACCGTGTGGCAATTGGACAAGAGTGTTGTTCTACCAGGCACTGATGGAAAGCGCTTTAACACCCAAGTAAGCAAAGGTGTGACGGGTCAACTGACATTCCCTGGTCCCTCTGTAACGATCGTATCAATCTAAATGAGCGGCAGCGTCTCAAAACCTCGATACAGAATACCGGCTGGCAGTAGCAGCAGTGGCGGGGGCTCGGGCAAAGCTTTCTTTTCTGACTCATTCACCAACTTTGCTGCCAATCTAGGTTATGGCACACGCAATCTCCTCGCTGGCTCTTCCTACCATTTAGCGCCGATCTCGCGCAATCATGTCCAATTGGAGATGATGTATCGCGGTAGCTGGCTTGTTCGACAGATTGTCGATAGCGTTGCGGAGGATATGACACGCGCGGGCATCATGTTGAATACTGACATGACGCCAGAAGATGAAGCGCGACTGATGGAGAAATGGCAGCATCTGCAGCTCTGGCAACGCTTGCAGGGTGTCATCAAGTGGGCGCGCCTGTATGGTGGCTGTATTGGCGTCATTATGATCGATGGCGCAAACCATGAAGAGCCATTGCACATTGATCGCGTTGGGCGCAATCAGTTCAAAGGGCTGATGGTGTTGGATAGGTGGATGGTGAATCCATCACTAGAAAACACTGTCAACGATCTCGGTCCCAACTTTGGCTTACCGCGTTACTACAATGTCGTAAGCGATGCTCATTCCGTGCCCAACATGCGCGTGCATCATTCGCGTTGCATTCGCTTCGAGGGCGTCGATCTGCCGTACTGGCAGAAGATCGCTGAGAATCTATGGGGGTTGTCTGTCATCGAGCCCATGCTCGATCGCATGTATGTGTTCGACAGCGCTACGATGGGCACTGGCCAACTGGTATTCAAAGCACACCTCCGCACTTACAGCGTTGAGGGATTGCGCAATCTGATATCAACTGGCGGTCGCGCTTACCAAGCCTTCCTTGAGCAGATGGGCCTTATTCGATTGATGCAATCGAATGAAGGCATGTCGATCATGGATGCGACTGACAAGTTCGAAGCGCATCAGTTCAATTTCGCTGGCTTGTCGGAAGTCCTGACCCAATTTGGCCAGCAATTGTCCGGCGCCGCACAGATCCCGCTTGTCCGCTTGTTTGGCCAATCGCCGGCCGGCTTGAACTCGACTGGTGAGAGCGATATCCGCAACTACTACGACATGATTAACAGTCAGCAGGAAGCCAAGCTGCGCGGGCCGGTGCAGGTGTTGCTTGAAGTTTTGTATCGTAGCGAGTTCGGCCAGCCATTGCCTGACGGCTTTGAATTTAGTTTCCGCCCGCTGTGGCAATTGGCTGAAGATCAAAAGGCACAGGCATCGTTACAGATTACGCAGGAAGTCCTGGCTGCCTATGAGCAAGGCGTCGTTGGGCGCAAGACTGTTCTAAAAGAGATGAAGGAACAGTCGAAGTGGACGGGTGTGTGGACCAATATCACGGATGAGGAAATTGAGCAGGCCGACGACGAGCCGCCCGACCCAATGCAGCAGCAAGCTTTGCAGGGCGAGTCGCCGGGTGATCCCGCCAAATTGCCAGCCCCGCACATGGCAGCAGGCGCCAGTCCAACAGACATGGCTGTCCCGCCGCCAGGTGGGGCTAGGACGGCTTCAACGCTTGAGCGTGTGCTGGCTGTGCTGAAGCCACAGCAAGCCGCTCCTGGCGCAACCTGGCAGCAGGAAACGCCATCAAAGGCCATGCAGGTCGCTGCGCTGTTTGGCCATCATGGCAAAGCGGCCCAGGTGCGCTCGATTTTGACCCATGACCAGCTATCGTTGATAAACTGGCAGGGCCTAAACATTGTCATAGAAGCAGAGCGTGGGCAGAGGCGCTTTGGCAATGGTCCCAGCCCCGCCCATTACGGCTACATCTCAGCCACCGGCAGCGCTGAGGGTGGCAGTGAACAAATGGACTGCTACATCGGCGACGATCGGAACGCAGAGGAAGTCTACGTTATCGAGCAGCACAAGCCGGAAGGCGGATTTGACGAGCACAAGGTAATGCTCGACTTCAGCAGTCAGCAAGACGCAATCAATGCCTATGTCAACGCTTGGGATGATGGCTCTGGCGTGACCCGCCTAGGTGGTATAAAAGCTATGACTATACCAACTTTCAAGCGGTGGTTGCAGTCATGGCCATACGAGTTGAAAACCGAGCGACAAACCCATCAGGAGGAAATCCGCTAAAGCTGCCGCCATCCGAGGCCGTTGTGTACGGCAGCGGGACAATCATAATCGACAATCCAATGTCCGGCTTCATTGCGCATGTTACGTTTCCAACCAGGATTATGTGGCGTTACTCCCAAGCCAGCCGTCAGATCAGGGAACATTATGAGATAGGGGTTCTCGGTAAGCTGGAACATAGACTCACTCATTTAAAAGCAGATGCAGTTTATCCAATCCGCCAGTTCGACAACAACGACGATCTCTTTCAGTTCTTCCATGCAATAATGAACGGCCGGATAAAGCTTGAAGACGCTCCAACGTATAAGCTGGGAGAGGAGACGGACCGGGGAGAGCCAGTTGAAACTATCGCTGAGATACATGCTCGCATATCTAGAGGCCGTTATGGCCGAAGACGTCGTTAGCTTCGCGAAATGCGAGCATCCCTGCTGTTCAATCGAAAGCGGTTGTTGTGGGTGCTGTAGGCGCGCATGCAAGATGTCAAGAAGTGGCGTTGGCGCTGCATATGCGGATTTGATTTTGTGTCAACCTGTCCGGAATCAGATATAGAAGAGGTCATAGAACGAGGTGCCAAATGTCCACAATGCAGGGGGCACCTTGCAAGACCTACGGAGGTGACAGAATGAGCAAATTCGTTATAAGCGCAATCATGCTTCTATCGCTAGCCGCTTGTGGCAACACACCAGCGCAACGCGCGGCATCAGGCGGATTGATTGGCGCTGGTGTTGGGGCGGGGGCCGGTGCATTGACAGCACCTTCCCATCCGCGCTACCCATACTGAGAAAGTTGCGAGGCGCTGGATTTAGGTTATCATCGGTTGAAACACCGATTTAAAAATCGGTGCGTAGCGGTTCGAATCCGCAATTCCCTAATCCGCCATTTCTTCGCGACTTCTCCCTCCCGGCCTTCTGGGTTAATTACTGTTCCGCCCGAGCGTGTGAGAGACCCAGGAGGGGGAGGCTAGCGACGTAAAGGGATAATGCGCGTCCCGCGAACGACGAAGCTAGCCGAACCCCCCATCAGGTGTAATGAAATGATAACACCATCTCCATTGAAACTATGCGTATCCTGTACTCACTATCGTGATGGTGGGTGTGGGCATCCAAGTTTGATCGGCGATCCTGTCCATGGCGGTAGCAAGGTCAGGTCGGCGGAGCGCATGCGCGAGAATGATGGGCCATGTGGGCCGGAGGGACGCCTGTTCTATTCGAGCGGCGATCCAAGTAGTGCCGGCGCTCCAGAAGTGCGCTACGGAGACCATCCTGTCTAATTATAATTGGGGCGTATGTATTCACCATGCATACGAAAGCAAAAAATATTACGCGGGCGGATACGGAGCAGGAAGCCCGCGACAAGCTGATTAGCGCAGCATTGCGCTGGCGTAAAGTAGATGCAGGCGAGATAGGCATCAAGAAGCTTCTACTATGCGTCAATGCACTTGCTGAGGCAGTCGATGACTACGAGAAGGTCGTACAGCATAATGGCAACAAAGCCTAAAGAGGCTGTCAATCATCCGGCACATTATGGTGGCGACACTACTTATGAAGTCATCAAAGTCATTGAAGCCTGGAATTTAGACAAGGACTTCTGTTTGGGCAATGCAGTTAAGTACATTGCTCGCGCTGGCCACAAAGACGATGCGCTCGAGGATTTAGAAAAGGCCAGGTGGTACTTGGACCGCAAGATAACCAACTTGAAGAATGAGGGGTAGATGGCGCGGATAATGATGTGGGCGAATTATCGCCGAGCTTACAACATCTCCGTGCCTTGTCCTTCCGACGGAAGAGACGACCCTTGGTGGTATGATGTGATCGCCGCCAATGCCAACGG